TCTTGATTATACACCTGCTCTAGCAAATAGCCTACAAGTTGATGACACAGGCAACACATTTGCTGGTGTTCTAAATGGACGTTTCAAAGTTTATATCGATCCATACTTCGCAGCTACATCTGGTACACATTATGCAACAATCGGCTACAAAGGCACATCAGCTTTTGACGCAGGCTTGTTCTATTGCCCATACGTTCCTTTACAAATGGTTCGTGCAGTTGGTCAGGATACATTCCAGCCAAAGATCGGCTTCAAGACACGTTACGGAATGGTTGCAAACCCATTCGCAACATCTGCAGCTGACGGAACATTGACATTTGCTAATAAGAATATCTACTACCGTAGAATTTCTATTACAAATCTAATGTAATTTGACTAAATCACCATAAGAGTGGTTTTAAAAGGGAATTCAAAAGATTCCCTTTTTTTACGATGATGGTTTTATGACAGTTCGCTTACATTTTTAATTTTTTTGTTTTTTAGGAGTTAATGACATGGCACATACAGTAACGGTATCAATCGTCACCGAACAACATGAATTTGAAAGCAATGTTGTTTCAGGTGGAATTCGGGTTAGTTTAGGTGATTCTCGCGTTCAATACTTAGCAGCTGCACCATATGATGCAGTTTTTGCTAACGTTGAAGCTGGCGATTATGTTATCACTGCAGCAGCAGTTGATGCTAATGGAGTTGTTTTGGGAGAAGCGATTACAGGATCGGTTTCAATTGCAGCAGATGTTGCGGAACCAGAAGTTAAAGAAGTTGTTGTACCGAATGTTATCATTGACGTACCAACTTCGTTGTCGGTTACAGTAGTCTAATATTATGCTCAAATTTATTATTGAATTTTTTATGTCTTTATTTTTTCCAAAAAAGATGGTTAAAATTGACATTCCGATTGAAATGAAAATACGCACTTGATTAGTCCAAAGGGGATTTAAGATCCCCTTTTTATTTTGTTATAAATATATGAAAGGAGATAGTTATGGACATTCAACCGATTAATAAAAGTTTTCTTTCTAATAACAAGTTTGAATTTTCGTTAAAAAGAATTCCCAATTTTACATTTTTTGTTCAAAGTGTAAATCTACCAGGACTCACATTACAATCTACACAAGTAAACACACCGTTTGCTGCTGTAAGTATTCCTGGCGACATTATCACATTTGGCACATTGACACTTTCATTTATTGTAGATGAGGACATGCAATCGTGGTATGAAATTTACAATTGGATAGTTCAATTAGGGAATCCAAAATCATTTGATAAGTTGGGAACTCTAACTCAAAAGCCAGGATTAATCAATAGTGTCACATCGGATGCTACATTATTAATAAAATCCAATGCAAATAATCCTATGTGGAAAATTACATTCAATGACATATATCCAACTGATCTTGCTGGAATTGATTTCACAACAACAGATAATCAAGAATTCGTTACATCATCTGCCACATTGAACTATACATACTATGAATTGACACACATTTAAAGTTATGCTATGATGTTAGATCATTTCATTGAAAGGGTGATGCATGACTTTAGATCAAATTATGGATGCGTGGCGCGAAGATTCTTCTGTCGATTCTACTGAACTAGGAATAGAATCACTCAAAATTCCAGAACTACATAGCAAGTATCTTAAAATTTATTTTGATGAGCGTAGAAAATTAAAGGCTCTTGAATTTCAAAGTAAAGAGTTATCACTAAAGAAATACGAATATTATAATGGTAAAATGTCACAAGAAGAATTGGACGAATTGAATTGGGAACCTTTTATGAAGCGTCTAATGAAGAATGAAGTTGATATGTATCTTGATTCAGACAAAGAAATCATACAATCAAATGTTCGTCAAACAAATCAAAAAGAGAAAATATTCTTTCTTGAAGAAGTTATTAAAAACATCAATCAAAGAAATTTTCAAATTAAAAATGCTATAGAATGGAAAAAGTTCACACAAGGTGTATAATAAACTCGTAGTCTCTAAATTAAATGAAGTATACGCTAGAATCGAATGCGAAGGTTCTAGCGCAATGGATCTAAACGAATATTTTACGTTTTATGTTCCGGGATACAAATTCATGCCAGCATATCGGAATAAGATATGGGATGGTAAGATTCGCTTATTCACTTTAGCAACAAGACAACTATACTATGGCCTTATACCATATCTTATTAGTTTTGCTAAAGAAAGAGATTATGAATTAGTATTTGATAAGTCTGTCGATCTATATGATGAATTCTCTACTAATGATGCTAAAGAATTTATTGACACTCTTGGATTACCATTTGAAGTTAGAGACTATCAATTAGATGCATTCATCTATGCAATAAGAGCAAGAAGAGGATTGTTAATATCTCCAACAGCTTCTGGTAAGTCTCTAATCACATATCTCATTACGAGATATTTAAATTGTAAAACATTAATCATTGTTCCAACAATCTCTCTTGTTGCTCAATTATATAAAGACTTTGAATCGTATGGATACGATAGCAATGCTAATGTACATCAAATCACTGCTGGATCAAAGAAAGATACAAATCTACCAATCATTATATCGACATGGCAATCTGTATACAAGATGCCAAAAGAATGGTTTAATAAGTTTGATTTGATTGTGGGTGATGAGGCGCATTTATTTAAAGCAAAATCTCTCACTACAATATTAACAAACATGACTACATGTGCATATCGTTTTGGTTTGACTGGAACACTTGATGGTACACAAACTCATAAATTAGTTCTTGAAGGATTGTTTGGTAGAGTAAAGCAAATCACAACAACAAAGAAACTAATTGATGAAGGTAAACTCGCAAAATTTAAGATTAAAGCACTTATACTAAAGCACGATAAAGAATCATGCGAACAATGCAAAGGCTCTCGATATCAAGAAGAAATTGATTACATAATTAGTAAAGAGTCCAGAAATAGATTCATAAGAAATCTTGTTATGGATTTAAAAGGTAATACTCTACTACTCTATCAATTCGTAGAAAAACATGGTAAAGTTCTGCATGAATTAATTAAAAGCACACTTGATGAAGATTCTCGCCCAGTCTTTTTCATACATGGTAATGTTGATGCAGAAGAAAGAGAAGAAGTTAGAAGACTAACAGAAACAGAAAATAATGCAATCATTGTCGCTTCTTATGGGACGTTTTCGACAGGCATAAATATACGAAATTTGCACAATGTTGTTTTTGCTTCACCAAGCAAGAGTAAGATTAGAACTCTTCAATCGATTGGTAGAGGATTGCGTTTAGGAGAAAATAAAGAGCAAGCTATATTATTTGACATTGCTGATGATTTATCCTATAATGGTAAAAACAACTTCACTCTAGATCATTTCTCTGAGCGCATAAAAATTTACAATGACGAAAAGTTTGAATATAAAATTTATAATATAAATTTAAAGGAAAAATGATGATTTGTAAATTAATTAAAATGTCGAATGGCGACACAATCATCGGCAATGTTGCTCAGGAGAGCAGAGGATATGTTGAAGTTGACTTTCCAATGAAAGTCATAATTACTTTTAGATCTGCAGATAATAACGATACATCATATCGATTAACACTTACAAAGTGGGATCCAATGATGAATTATTCTCTTCCATTAAGAATATTTAAACACGGAATCTCCGCTGTTGCAGAGCCAACACCAGTTGTTGTATCATCATATCAAGAACTTTATCAAGAGCATCTAGCAAGTCTTAGCAATGAAGAAGATGAAGATGAGGATGAATATGAAACATCTAGAGAATCAACAGAGGAGAAAGTAATTAATAAAGTATTTCATTGAAACCCAACACGCTGATTCTACACCCCTGTCAAGTAAATGTCAAGTACCAATGAGGCGAAAATGACCACTAAACAAAAACACTATGTAAACAACGAACAATTTTTATCTGAAATGATAAAATTCAAAAATGCAGTCACTCTATCAAAAGGAAATGAAACCGAGAGACCAAGAGTTCCAGAATACATTGGAGATTGTCTTTTTAAGATTGCTACGCACTTAGCGCGAAAGCCAAACTTCGCGAATTACACATTTAAAGAAGACATGGTATCTGACGGTGTTGAAAATTGTTTACTTTACATTGATAACTTTGATCCAGAAAAATCAAAGAACCCATTTGCATATTTCACTCAAATCATATACTATGCTTTTCTTCGTAGGATACAAAAAGAGAAAAAACATTTATACATAAAGTATAAGAGTATGGAGAATGAAGTCATCAATTCGTTGATTGAGAATAACGGAGAAGAATACGTTACCTCAAACTTGAATGATGTTCTTCATGATTCTTATTCGGAACAATTCATTCGTGACTTCATTGTAACGTTTGAAGACAATAGGAAAAAGAAATCGCCTAAGACTAAGAAGAAAAAAGAAGATACCGTATTTGATTCATTTATGGAGGAAGAACAAAATGCAGACGCCATTGCCCGTGCAGCTTGAACATTGGATCAAGATTTTAGAAAACAAAAAGTCTCCACAAGATTTGAAAGATCATGCACTATTGCATCTTACGAATGTCCGTGATATAATCAATAAATCTATCAATGGAAACATGAGGGCGAAGAATAATGAAGATATGTCTACTGGGCGACACGCATTTCGGAATCAGAAATGACTCTAAAGTTTTCCATGCATTCTATGAAAAATTTTATAATGAGGTATTCTTCCCAGAACTAGAACGTCGAAATGTAAAGACGATCATTCAGTTGGGTGATCTGTTTGATCGTCGCAAGTATATCAATTTTCTATCATTGACAGAGAGTCGCAGATACTTTTTTGATCGCTGTGTTGAAGAAGGAATTACTCTTCATGCACTAGTTGGTAATCATGATATCTTTTGGAAAGAAAGTCTGGATATTAATTCTCCTGGACTTTTATTGAAAGATTACGATAACATTCATGTTTGGCAAACTCACGGCACACTTGAATTGGATAGTGTCAAG